TCAGGTGCCTTGACCAGCTTCAACAGCGTAAGGAATGTGAGCATCCTCAGCGTCAGGAGCGGGAGCGGCGCGGTAGTAGCAGACTTCAACCAGGATGGCGGAAGGGCTGTTACGGCAAGCACCAGCAGAGGGGCTAAGAGCAGCCACCAAATCTGCGTTGGTGGTGACCTGAACTGCGGTGTCGGCAGAGGTGCTGACAGCGGTGCCGTCAACAATCGAGGTCAGACCAGAAGAAACACCGTTCTCGGGGAAGAAGCCATCGGTACCTGCGGTCAGGGTTCCGGTAGCCGGGCTGTTAGCCAGGGTTTCCAGAATGATGGTGTTACCAGAAGCACCTTTCACGCCAGGGGCGGAAATAGCAGTGCGGTAAACAACAGAGTTAGCAGGCACGACAAAGGGCTTGTCGGTGCGGGGCTTGTCATCTTGACGAAGGTCAGGAGACAGGATGTAAAGGCCATAGGTACCAGCAGCCAGAGTGCCGTCGGTAGTGGTGCCTTTGTTATCAGGGTTGAGCACCAGGGCGCCAACACCTTTGTAGAACTCAACGCCGGGGATGGCCTCGACGCCTTGCTCACGGTAAGCGTTCAGGTGAGCAACGTAGTTTCCGGGGAAAATCGTAGACATAGTTAGTTAGCTCCTATCAATAAACGAAAGAGTAACCAACCGTGATGAAATCCTTATTCAGGGTTTCAAAACCGGCGAACAAGCTCCAGATCATGATGATGAAACGAGAGAAGTCGTCGTTGTTGTTCAGCAGAATCTGTGCGTTGTTACCACCAATACCCACGCCGACAGCTTGGGGACCGAAGAAGATCATCTGAGCAGCGCCGTAATCGGCAGCGCCAGTGGCTTCGTCAGTAATCACCAAGTTGTACTCGGTCTCAGGCAGGTTGGTGGACTCGAACCAACGGACACCCTCAAAGAGGAAGCCAGTCGGCATTACGGGTTGACCAGCAACGAAGCCAGCTTGACCGTAGGCGGGACCCATTCCCTTGAAGAAGTTTGCGTCGGGGTGAAGCTCAGGGGACATCGGGTTGATCATTCCGGTACCGGGGTAACGGGCGATCTCACGGAAGTCAGAGTTCTGACGCAGGTGCATCATCGCGGTGGGGTCCACGATGCAGCGGTAGTAGCCATCAGCGAACGTAGGAACGTTGCGCTTACGCATATCTTTGACAACTTCCAGCAGGTCGGTGGTGACGTCGAACTTGGCAGATTCGCCAGCTTCGTAGGTCACACCCAGAGAACCGCCAGTTGCGCCTTTCTCTTTACCGCCGGGCAGGTAGTAACCACCTTGATCGCTACCAGCTTTACCGCAGGCTTCAGCCTTCAGAAGCTCGTTAGCAAACACACGGTCACGCCAGCGACGATAGTCGTCAAGCAGGGTCAGCGAACCGATGGACTGGTGGAAAACGTTCAGGTTGCCGGTATCAAGCAGCAGACGCTGAGCGGTGATGAGGGTTTCACGAGCCACCTTGAAGGTAGAGGGCTGCGTGGAATCGCGGGAGTCAGCGGGACCGGTGTACTCGCGGAGAGTAACCAGCACTTTGTCCTTGACGATGTTGCGTGCGGAGGCGGATCCAAGGGTTTGATCAGCGGTCCGCTCACGGGACTCCTTGGTGCCAGGCTTACCCCAGAAGCGATAACGGTCTAACTGAACAGTTTGACCAGGTTGCTTGGAGAAATCGTGAACCACCACGGGCTCGACTGCCATCTCAATGATGTAGGCCGGGTGGGGACGATACAGTTCTGCACCAAGAAGCTTCGGAAAATCATTATCAATCCACATAGGATCGTAACTCCGTAAGCTAAAAGGTTTATAAGCGGCTTCGACATAGCCACATAATTAGATATTAATGTGTGTCGCTATACTTATGTATATGTACCCTAATATATTGTGGTAATGGAATTTATTGACGACCAAAAATGGAAGCCTATCCACACTCTGCCTGGCTACGAGTGCTGCATTGAATACTATGTAAACGACAAAGGTCAGGTCAAAAGCACTAAAGGTGTGATTGAGCGTATCCTTAAACAACGCATCAATAAGAATGGATATGCACAGGTCAATCTGACGCAGCGGATTGGACGAAAGAAGACAGTTACTGTCACCGTTCATAAGCTAGTTGCGCTCGCATTCCTTGACCAACCACTGGCTAATCCTGGCAAGACAAAAGGTTGTAGTCGAATTAAACACCTAGATGGATGCAAAACTAACAACTCAGTTCTTAATCTTAAATGGACTAAAATAGAAGAAAGTGATAGTTAAACACAATGGCTGATAGTCTTGTTCTTACCGGCGTTAAGCACATTAAAAAGAAGGTCGGTACTGGGATGCTGCTTACTCGCCCTAAGCGTGGTGGTGATACTCATTCCATCAAAAAATGGTGGCGTGGTGCAGGTGCCAATACTGTCTACGTAGAGTGCTCTGTGTTTGACGTAACCGTAGGTGTCAACACTTGTAAGCTTGTTGTGAACACAAACTCTCGCTCTGCTCTGACTATTGTTCACGATGGTGAATTTGGATTCACTTTCCGTGGCATTCATGAAGTCAAGCGTGCTGCTCTCTTCACCGCTGACTATCAACTCATTGAGCATTATGTATTCCCTGCCATCAGTGGTGGCAAGGTTATGACCGTTACGCCTCCTGGTTCCGCAAATCGCCCTACTGCACCTGTAGAGACCTTTGTTGTCGAAGTGGCGCCAGTGGTTGAAGAAGAGCCTGTTGTCGAAGAAGTGATTGAAGAAGAGCCTGTCGTTGAGGCAGTAGTTGAAGAAGCCCAGGAAGAAGAAGAAGAAGAAGAAATCTAAATTACGCTGTTAAGGTAACGCTTATCGCTTTCACCTACAGCAAATACATATTCCTGCCCTACAGTGCATTTGACGTTGTAGGGCAATCTTTTTGTATTTCTAGCGTGGAAGCCGATATAAAAGAAGTCATTCTGTCTGACATACATCAGATCATATGGATGCTCCTCGCGATTTGATTTGTACAGCCGTACATCAAACCAGCTATCAATGTATTTATTACCTGTCTTTAGGTTCTGTAGTACAACTGTTAGGTATGCGTCTGAAAAATCTGGAGCGGAGTTTTCGCTGATTTCTGCTGGTTCATAGTCATTGACTACTTCTAAGTCATCTTCTAGGTCAATTACAGCTGGCTCATAAGTATTAACAATACCGTCGTCAGCTTCAGTGATTATTGCGCACTCCCAGCCAATCCCTTCAAAGCAGGAATTAGAAACAGTGCGGTTAATCTTGACGTCAACACGGACAAAGTGATTCTCTTTTCCGAATAGACCTACTGTATCTTGATACTGAAGGGGTAACGGGACAATCGTCACTCTCTCTAATTCTGGACGTTGGATCGAACCGCCAGCAGCATAATTCAGTGATCTGTTGGCAGCACTGTAAGCAGGGTTAGTGCTATCGCTGCTGCCATAGATTAAATGCGTTTGCTGGACCTGCGTTGAAACGTCTTTAATACGCGGCTGCGCAGTAGTCCCTAACGATCTATCCATTACGTTTAAGCTGTTTCTTTAATTGTATTAAAGATACTCGCCTATTTTCTCGGACTCACCACGAAGTGCTCGTAGTGCTTTATGCTCAAGGGTGCGAACACGATCACGAGACATATTAAGCACTTGACCAATAGCAGTCATTGACATCGGTTCAAGCATCTCATCGCCAATGCCGTAACGCATAGAAATTACTGCGGCTTGCATTTCAGGAAGATCTTTGATGAGTTCACGAATGTCTTCTTTCACGAATTGTTGCTCAAGCAGCATCTCAGGAAGCTGTGTTTCGTCTTCAAGCAGGTCAATCAGAGCAGTGTCGCGGTTATCACCGATCTTGATTTCAAGAGATGTTGGCTGACGTGCTTTACACATCAAGTCCTTGATCTCATCCACCGTCAGACCTAGATGATCGGAGAGCTGAAAAACGTTAGGCATATAACCATTGATCTGGCTCAACTCACGCTGGGCTTTCTTAAGTTTGTTGAGGTTCTCAGTAACGTGGATCGGTAGGCGGATGGC